GGTTGTCGTATGGTGGCGATGTGACAACCAGATCGATTGACGCATCGGGAATCACCGCCTGCATCGTGGCGATGTTGTCGCCGTGGTAAATAGTGGCGTTGTCGGTTTCGAAATATGGTTTCACGTCCGCACCTCTCAAAACAAAACCCGCTGCCGTAACCGCTCCACGGCGATGTCGCAGTATTCCGCCGACAACTCACACAATATTGACCGGCATTGCTCCAGCCGCGCCGCTGCTGCTGTTGTGCCACTGCCGCCGAATGGATCAAGCACCACGCCGCCAGGTGGACACACCAACCGCACCAAATAACGCATCAGGGCTTGAGGCTTCACTGTTGGGTGATTGTTGCCGTGTCCTCGGTCGGTTTTGTCGGCCTTGGCTGTGTAGAAAAATCGGGCTTCCGATTTCTCGCCGTCCTCGCTGGGAAACAGCCCTGTAACCTCATCGCTGCCGTCGTGAATCAGGTTGGCAGGCCATCGGCCTGCATTTAATTCCACAATGTCACAATTGCCGTGCAATCCTTTGCCGTAGATGCCATGGCCACTGCCTTGCGGCTTACTTCCCTTTGTTGTTCCACCCTCATCCCCCACCCTGCACCCATCCACATTGATAGCCCCGGTGCCATACTGCAGCACGTTCGCGGCCACGGTGCCGCATAGGGGCTTGCGTGCGACTGTGATTGGCTCAAGGCTCGGTTTCAACGCTGTGCCCCAGCCTTGCCACTGCTTCGCGGCTTCGGTGGCGGGGGCTGTGATGTCATTGCCTCCGCTCATGAAATCAGTATTCACAGCATTTCCTCGTTTCTGATGCCCAACCACCTCCCGCTCTGCAAAGTTTTTGCTTTCCACGCTCCGAATATCCGCCTCCGACTCCACCCACTTCGGAACGTCGACGAATAGGTGCCGGCAGGCTTCAAGGTGCTGCCGCGTCATTATCGCCGGCTGCGTCGGATGCGTTGTGTAATGACTGCCCATTTTGGTTCCTGTGGCTTCGTCAATCTGCCGTGACGTAACGCCAGTTGACCGCACCCACGCCGTGAAGCGGTATCGCCTAGCCTGCTGTTCTTCGGAGGCGTCCATCTTGTCAATCGCCTTGCTCACGTCCAGCGACTTCGGAAACCCGCTGCCGTACACCCATGCAATCATATCCCTGATTTCAAACCCTGCGTCTTCAATCCTCACAGCCATCCTGTGTTGCGTCCGTGTGCCAGCAAAGGCCAGCAGATGCCCGCCAGGCTTCAGCACCCGCAGACACTCCTGCCACACCTCCACGCCCGGCACGTCGTAGTCCCAGCGCTTGCCCATGAATGCCAGCCCGTATGGCGGGTCACTCACCACCGCGTCTACGCTGTCATCGGGTAACGTCTGCAGAATCTCCCGGCAGTCGCCGTTGTAGATTGTCGTCTGCTCGTCCTCGTAGTACGGCTTCACGTCTCATCCTCCATCGCCACGACAAGCCCGCGCTGAATCCAGTAATGGCAACCGACGGCCATCCACAACGCCCGTGCACGTTCTGGCGTGGCGTCCTGCGTGGCGTCCAGTTCATCGAGCACACGCAACCTCATGGCGTCCCACACGTCTGCCTCAATGCTGCCATCGGTCAGCCCTGACAGGTCGTTCAACTCCTGAATCCATTGGTCGATTGTGCCGGTGGCCTGTGAATGGAAATTTCGACACTGCCGGTCAAGTTGCTGCTGCCGTTGCTGTGCCCGTTCTTGTGCACGCTGGAGAAATTCGCGGTCTTCGTCGCTGAGTCCCATATCAAAACGCCTCCCCGGCCTCAATGGCCGCTTGTGTCTTCTGGTCTCTGCTGTCATCCACAAAACGGAATCGGGCACCTTCCAGCCGCATTGTCGTCTGCCCACATTGCCCGCTGCGGTGTTTTGCCAGGTGCACTATCGTCTCAGTCGGCTTGTCTGCATCACTACTCAGCAGGATAACGAGGTCTGCATCCTGCTCAATGCTGCCGGATTCTCTCAGGTCACTCAACGTGGGTTGTGTCTTGCCTTCAGTTTTGCGCCCCAACTGGCTGCCGACAATTACCGGCACTTGCAGGTCTAGCGCTAGTCGCTTCATCGCCCGGGATGCCGTGGCAACCTGCTGCTCCCTGTTCTGGCCTTTCTGCACCGGCACTTCAACCAACTGCAGATAGTCCACCACAACCGCCCGGATGCCGTGGCGCTGCTTCTCCAGTTTCGCCAATGCTGTGATCGTGGTCAGGTTGCTCGTGCTGTCCACGAACAGAAGGCCGGTCTTCTCCAGTTGCTGCCGCTCGCGCTCCCGGTGCCCGCTGCGTCGCAGAAACCGCTGAGCCAATTCAGCCGCCAACATCTCCAGCGTTACCAGCAGCACCGGGGCCTGTGGCGTGCTCATCGCTGCTGCCATCTGTGCCATCATGACTGACTTTCCGGCACCCGGCCTGCCGCCCACAACACATAACTGCCCGTCTCTGATGCCGCCGTTGAGCTGCTCATCCAACCACTGCAGCCCGGTCTTGTGTGCCTTTGCCGGATTGTTCTCCCGGTGCTCTGCCTGCTCAATGGCCTCGGCAACTGTCGTCACCTCGTCCACCCGCTGTGCCCGCAGGTGATCCAATGCGGTGATGTACTCATCAACGTCGGGGCTCGTGTCGTCTCTGAGCTTCTCTGCCAGCACCTTGATTTCGTGGCCGTTGTTGTACGCTCGCAACTGGTCGGCGTAGTGTGCAACGTGTGCCGATTCCCATTGAGACCGCCAGATATCTTCCAGCCAGTCCATCCCGTCACGGTGCACGGGCAGAAAATCCTGTGCAATCAGGGTGATGTCAAACCGCTCGTATTTCGTGGCGTGCCGTCGCAGGATGCCCCACAGTGTCCGCTGCATTGATAGCCGGAATGGTTCAGCCCCTGCCCGTGCCTCAATCTCTGCAACGAATCTGGCACCGTCCGATGCAGCACTGAGCAGGCTGCACTCAAGCACGTCTCTCGCGTCGTGTTTCATTTCGCCGCTCCCTTCAGTGCAAGGAAATCAGCCGCCATTGCCGACCGCTCAAACGTGTTGCCAGCAGACCACCTGCTGAAACCACCACACGCCCGGAATATCTCAAAATCCTCACCCAGCAGTCGCTCGCGCTCTGCTGCGTCTGCCCGGTGTTCAAGGCAGATAGCGTTGACTCTCTGCCATGCGTCTTGACTCTCTGGCTTGCGTTTGGAGCTCGCCCCGCGTGCCGGTTGTAGATTCTTCCAGCCGGATGCAATTGCGAGCTCCACTGCCTCACAGAAACCATCGGCACCCATACGGGCTGCCCGTTGCCAGAATGCCTCAAGCTGAATGTCATTCTGCCTCGGGGAGGATTCCCACCAGCCCTTTTCGTCCAGGTAGTCGCACCATCGTTCTAGCGCTGCCTTGCATTGGTCGTTGTTCATTTTGTCCGGGATGTGGACCTCGCGGAGCGCGGATATATTATCTATTCTCTTCTCTTCTCTTCTCTGGTCACGCTTTTGTAACGCTTGCTGCGTTACGTTTGCGTTACGGTCGCGTGATGCTGCAGCCCGATTTGATCCTTGCGCCCGCTTTTTTGCTGATGTTCCGTTGTGCCGGTCAAAATTGCGGAACTCAATTCCGATTTCCGTTTCTTCCAGCCAGCCCGCCTCAATCATCGCTGCGCAAAACTGCGTTACACCTGCAACACGATCCAGTAACGCTTTCGTAACGCTCGGAGCGTTACACGTCCCGCCTGTTGTCTGCTGGTCTGCCCAAATCCAGACGCGAATCAGCTTGCCAACAACTGCGTCTGGGTCGATGCCCAGCCGGTCTGCAATCTGCCAAACCTCGGGCTTGTCCGGGGTCACGTGCTGCACTTTGATCCAGTCGCCCGCCATGTCGTTCGTCCTCCCTTGCCATCCCGCGCACCTTTCAGGCAATAAAAAACCCGCAGCGGGGCAGGTAGCAGCCACCCCGCGCGGGTCAAGATCCGGTTCCCCGGATAAAGTTAGTTTGCGGCGGTGATCTGCTACCTCACAGCCGCCTGCATTGTACGTTAGTCGGTGGGGTTGTCAATGTCTGTCTGTGCTGGCTTCCAATCCATGTACACACCGCCCCGCATGTCACGATTCACGCCTCGCTGTCGTTGCGCCTCGCTTGCGTGCTCAAGTAGCTCGCCAAAAAGACGAATGCCGACACAATGACAGGCAGCCCACCGAAACCCGTAAAGCCTTTGCGC